ATGAAATTTAAAAAATGTCTTCTGCCTGTGGCAATGTTAGCGTCATTCACTCTGGCAGGATGCCAGTCAAATGCTGACGATCATGCCGCCGATGTTTATCAAACCGATCAACTGAATACCAAACAAGAAACTAAAACCGTTAATATTATTTCCATTCTTCCGGTGATGCTGCCAACTTACTGATTTAGTGTATGATGGTGTTTTTGAGGTGCTCCAGTGGCTTCTGTTTCTATCAGCTGTCCCTCCTGTTCAGCTACTGACGGGGTGGTGCGTAACGGCAAAAGCACCGCCGGACATCAGCGCTATCTCTGCTCTCACTGCCGTAAAACATGGCAACTGCAGTTCACTTACACCGCTTCTCAACCCGGTACGCACCAGAAAATCATTGATATGGCCATGAATGGCGTTGGATGCCGGGCAACAGCCCGCATTATGGGCGTTGGCCTCAACACGATTTTACGTCACTTAAAAAACTCAGGCCGCAGTCGGTAACCTCGCGCATACAGCCGGGCAGTGACGTCATCGTCTGCGCGGAAATGGACGAACAGTGGGGCTATGTCGGGGCTAAATCGCGCCAGCGCTGGCTGTTTTACGCGTATGACAGTCTCCGGAAGACGGTTGTTGCGCACGTATTCGGTGAACGCACTATGGCGACGCTGGGGCGTCTTATGAGCCTGCTGTCACCCTTTGACGTGGTGATATGGATGACGGATGGCTGGCCGCTGTATGAATCCCGCCTGAAGGGAAAGCTGCACGTAATCAGCAAGCGATATACGCAGCGAATTGAGCGGCATAACCTGAATCTGAGGCAGCACCTGGCACGGCTGGGACGGAAGTCGCTGTCGTTTTCAAAATCGGTGGAGCTGCATGACAAAGTCATCGGGCATTATCTGAACATAAAACACTATCAATAAGTTGGAGTCATTACCTTCACTCTGAATGCATGGTAACAAAGAACAGTTTAAACCATGGTCTGTTCAGCGTTAAATTTCTCAAGATAGACTTCCATTTCGCGAGTCCACCTAGGGGTAGGTACCGAGGTGATCATTAGCCAAGGAAACCACCATACAAGCATGAAGAGTAACATAAGCGGTGCGATCATTTCGGCCGAAGAATGAGAAACTATATACATAATGAATAATATTAGTAGAACTGTGTTTACAATCTGACCTACCAGAAAAAGACGCCAGCGAAAACAATGCCATTTCCTGTTGAACACAATCCGTCCATCCCGTTCTTCGAGCCAGTTACGCCACGGCTTGAGATAACCAGCCCGCAACCCATAACGATCACACATTATTACAGCCAAATCCTGCAGCCGATAATTATACAAGCCTGTGAGCCGATAAAGGCTGCGCTGACGAAGCTCACGCTTTGCCAGACGGACCGCATTTTTATTCGAATATGGCTGTGTCAGCATTTGCTCTAGCCGGCGCTTCCTAAGATTGAGTAGTCCACGAAATACACTTCCAGATTCAGCATTAATTACTCTGTGACGAACTACACCGAGTGCAATATAGATACACAGCAATAGCCAGCCGGTCTTAGGGTATTGATTCATCCATTGTATAATTACAGACAACTCAGGCACTTTTTAGACTGGCCCCCTGAATCTCCAGACAACCAATATCACTTATTTAAGTGATAGTCTTAATACTAGTTTTTAGACTAGTCATTGGAGAACAGATGATTGATGTCTTAGGGCCGGAGAAACGCAGACGGCGTACCACACAGGAAAAGATCGCAATTGTTCAGCAGAGCTTTGAACCGGGGATGACGGTCTCCCTCGTTGCCCGGCAACATGGTGTAGCAGCCAGCCAGTTATTTCTCTGGCGTAAGCAATACCAGGAAGGAAGTCTTACTGCTGTCGCCGCCGGAGAACAGGTTGTTCCTGCCTCTGAACTTGCTGCCGCCATGAAGCAGATTAAAGAACTCCAGCGCCTGCTCGGCAAGAAAACGATGGAAAATGAACTCCTCAAAGAAGCCGTTGAATATGGACGGGCAAAAAAGTGGATAGCGCACGCGCCCTTATTGCCCGGGGATGGGGAGTAAGCTTAGTCAGCCGTTGTCTCCGGGTGTCGCGTGCGCAGTTGCACGTCATTCTCAGACGAACCGATGACTGGATGGATGGCCGCCGCAGTCGTCACACTGATGATACGGATGTGCTTCTCCGTATACACCATGTTATCGGAGAGCTGCCCACGTATGGTTATCGTCGGGTATGGGCGCTGCTTCGCAGACAGGCAGAACTTGATGGTATGCCTGCGATCAATGCCAAACGTGTTTACCGGATCATGCGCCAGAATGCGCTGTTGCTTGAGCGAAAACCTGCTGTACCGCCATCGAAACGGGCACATACAGGCAGAGTGGCCGTGAAAGAAAGCAATCAGCGATGGTGCTCTGACGGGTTCGAGTTCTGCTGTGATAACGGAGAGAGACTGCGTGTCACGTTCGCGCTGGACTGCTGTGATCGTGAGGCACTGCACTGGGCGGTCACTACCGGCGGCTTCAACAGTGAAACAGTACAGGACGTCATGCTGGGAGCGGTGGAACGCCGCTTCGGCAACGATCTTCCGTCGTCTCCAGTGGAGTGGCTGACGGATAATGGTTCATGCTACCGGGCTAATGAAACACGCCAGTTCGCCCGGATGTTGGGACTTGAACCGAAGAACACGGCGGTGCGGAGTCCGGAGAGTAACGGAATAGCAGAGAGCTTCGTGAAAACGATAAAGCGTGACTACATCAGTATCATGCCCAAACCAGACGGGTTAACGGCAGCAAAGAACCTTGCAGAGGCGTTCGAGCATTATAACGAATGGCATCCGCATAGTGCGCTGGGTTATCGCTCGCCACGGGAATATCTGCGGCAGCGGGCTTGTAATGGGTTAAGTGATAACAGATGTCTGGAAATATAGGGGCAAATCCACTTTTATTTTTCCTTTTTATGCAATCCAGATAAAACCAGTAAAGATTCAGTAAATTTTAGCGGCTAAAATTGCTCTCCTACCGTAGAAAAAAGAAGCACAACCACTTAACTTACTGATTATTAACTACTTACTAGTCCATTCATCAATCATATTCGCCCAATCTTGTAGCATCTCAGCCCTCTGCTCACGATATTCTGCCTTGTTATAAACAGCTCGTACCCCTTTTTGTTCATGGGCAAGGCTCTTCTCAATCCAGTCAGTATTGTACCCGGCCTCATGTAGCAAGGTGCTGGCTGTACGCCGTAAGTCATGGGGACCAAACTTAGGCAACAACTCCCCTTCTTTCTGAGCCAGGCGATACGTCAGTGTCAAAACCCGGTTTAAAGTAGCGCTACTCATTGGCGCATCGGAATCGTACCGCGAAGGAAGGATAAAATCAGAGCTACCGGCAAAGGTTTTGAGAGCAATCATAATATCCATTGCCTGTCTGGAAAGAAAAACCAAATGTGGATTACGTCGTTTCATCCTTTCCTTTGGTATCGTCCATAATGCCTCACTAAAATTGATCTCGTTCCAGGTTGCGTTAGTAAGCTCACTTTTACGTACCATCGTTAACAGCAAAAGTTTAACCGCTGCTCTGATTGATGGCGTCGTTCCTACCCGTTCCATGTACCGATACATCAGACCAATTTCAACTGGCGTCAATGCCCTGTCTCGAGGCTCAAATTTCGCTATGCTTGCAGGCCGTACCAGATCAGCAGGATTCTCCACCTTCTGACCGCGCTCAATAGCCCAGCGATAGACTTGCAATACAATCTCTCTAGCGTGTACAGCTGTCGCTGGTGCCCCTCTCTCGACAATGTTATCGGTTAATGCGCGTAAGTCTTCATGTGTAATCTCACTAAGTTTCTGCTGGGCAAATTTTGACTTCAACTCCCTTTGATATACCGAACGCCGCATATCACGCGTCGATTCAGCCATTTGATAACCGCGTAACCATTTCTCAGTCCACGCACCAAAAGTCTCCGCATCTTTAATACGCGCTTTATCTCTGGCTTTTTCCCTCGCAGGCGATATTCCACTGGCAACCATTTTTTTGGCTTCATTGAGCCGTTCACGCGCTTCTGCAAGCGTGATCCCTCCAACACCATAGCGGCCAAAAGTAACAGTCTCCTGTCTTCCGTTTATTGAATAGTTATAACGAAATGAAATAGTTCCAGCCGGAGTGACCGCAACATACAGACCATCACGGTCATTAACTTTATAGAGTTTCTCCTTCGGCTTAAGGTGACGCAGCCTGGTGTCAGTCAACATGGTTTATTGTTTTCCTTTATCAAAAATACCATGTTGTAAAAAATTCAGAAAAGTTGTTTAACTATCTGTTTTTAATTGAGTTATAAAAAAACAAATACCATAACTCAACCGAAATTTATCACATGGTACTTTTTCAAACCTGAATTCGAAATCAGAGAGTACCATCAAAAATTCCATTGAAAAAACCGTGCTTCCCGTTGCTAACAGCTGCCAGAAAGTGCCAGACACAAAAACAAAAAAGCCCGCAGTTACGCGGGCTTAGAGGTACTTTACTGCTTTTACGTGCAGGCTGTTGCCAGACGTTAAATCATTCCCACTCAATTATTTACGGCAGCCATAACCAATTGAGTGATAACATTTTTCCAAAACTTCATTTTTTTAGTACCGTTTTATATACCGTCACCGGAAATCAGTACCATGAAAAATGCCATGCTATCTTGTCAGGGTGTCATACTGTTTTTCGCAGACTCTTCCGGCTTCGGCTGCCCGGTCAGCATACTCTGCCAGTTGTCTATTTCTCTCGAGAGATTTGCTGAGCACGTCGGCAAGCAAAACTCCGGTGTCTGCGGCTGACGTCCCAGCGCCGACAATGGCGTTATACTGCCTGAGCTGCTCACGGATGGCAACGAGCTGTTGCTGCAACCTGCCAGCGCGAGCGGCAGCATCAAGAGCATCACTGCGCGCCTGATCGATCCTATGCTGCGCTTCACGTTCATTGGTCACTTTCTCCTGTTCGTAGTACTGACGAACTTTGTCTTCTTCGTCTTTGCGGTCTTCTACCGCCTGCGCATACCCGGCATCGTACTGGCGGCTGCCGTGTATATTCCAGGCAACAACTCCTGATGTGGCAAGAACAGCAAGCATCGCCACGATAAGCAACTGTTTCCAGTATGCTTTTACGAATGCCCAGATCATACAGCCAGCACCTTACTGGCAATGATGTATCGCGCGCGCCGGTCATCAATGCCGTTCCTGCCACCATTGATAATCAGAGTTACACGTGCAATATCGCCGATATACTTCATGCAGCCTTTGCAGGAGAAGAACCAGGCCGCGCTACGAGCCGCGTATTCGTCCTGTGCCAGCAGTTCAGGATTCTCCAGCAGGTCAACTTTCAGACCGTTTCCGCAGTCACGATAGTTATTCAAGCCGGTAATCTGGATAAGTCCGCGACCTCGGTAACTCCAGCCATCGCCAGGAGCATTGTTACCCATGCGTTTGCTGTACACCAGATTTGCGATCGCGCGCTGGCGCTCGAGTGGTAATGGCGGTTCACCAGCACGGCGACCCAGTGCATTAGCCTGTCCCTGAGTGAGACGCCCAGCCCGAACGAAGTTAGCCAGTCCGCTGACGCTGTAGTTGAAGCTCTCAACTAGCTGGGTAAATCCAGTGCTTTCATGCCCGGCCTGGGCAATAAACATCGCCTGATCCAACGGCTTGATAATGCCAAACTCTTTCATGGCCGCCACAATGTGCGGATGCCAGCGTGTGGCCAGCGCCAGGCTAACGCCGGCAGCTTTCTGAAACTCGTTAATGTCCATGTTGCGACCTCGATATCTTGAATATTTGCACGACGTTGCCGCGTGTCTTCAGCACCGCGGCGAACATCACAGCATTGATAACGACCTCAGAAAGATCTGCGGTCATAGGGAAGTGGTACAGGTATGAGTACGCGGTGCGCAGCGGGATGCTGGCTGCCGCCACGATGAGGAAATAGGCTATCCACCCGCCCCAGCGGCGATGGCGCGATCCGTTGCGCTGGAAGAACATCACCCGCAGCGCTATCCCGCCGCAGATGATGGAATTAGCGATAAGCAGCAGATCATGGCCTGTCATCGTCTTTTCCTCCCGGGATTAAATCGCGCGGATTGTCAGAGCGGTGATACAGCCATATCCCGACCCGCACTGCGACAATTGCCGCAACGAACGCGCCGGCGGAGTAGACGATACCCCGCTCGAACGAGTCCTGTGTGATGGTGGGGATCATGCTGGCAACGCCGATAAGGATTGATGCTGTGGGTTTGTAGAAGAGAAGGCCGCAGAGAAAGCTAAGTAGCGCCAGGAGAACGCGGCGCTTGACCGGATACTCAACTGCAGAGGTAACAAAAATTACCGCCCCGGCCAGCGATCCCAGCGCCACTTCAGGAGGTACGCCGGCGATAACTGCCGCCAGCGCACCGTAGCTAAGCCCCTGATTTATTGTATCAGCGGTTAGCGATGCGGACATGATGACCACCGTTTACTATGCATGATGAACCTCCTTAGTTGGGTAAGTTCATCATACACAATAAACCGTTTATGGATAATTGGTAAACTTAAAATATATCAATCTAATTACTAGTACAGTAAATATTTTATATATCTTTCGCCCCATAAAAAGAGCCAAGATTTTTTATGAAGCTGTATGCTTGTGTGAAAGGGTCCGCTCCCGTCAGGTCATACGGGCAACTGTACGTTTCCGAGTTAAGCAATGGATCGCTTTCGCTGACCCGGTAAGCCAGTCCGAAATTAAGCGTTGTCTTGTCGGTGCTGATTGATGGCATAATCACATTAAGCACGCCATCTACCACGGTCACGCCGTTAAAATTGAATGTCATTTTTAATGCCATAATTTCCTCACACTACCGGGTTTGCACTGATAATTACGCCATCGGTGGCAGACGTCGGCGCACCATTTTTAGCTCTCAGATTACCTGCATTATCATACCATTCATGTCGTGCGCCTTTCACTGCGTGTTGCAGATCCCACTGCATACGCAGACCGCTATTATGCCCCGTATTCACTGGCGTTTCGTTTCGGTAAACATTGAGGTTGCCAATAACAAAATTCGTAGCTGATCCAGCCACATAAACATTTGAGCGGAACCGGACGATAATATCTCCGTTTACATTAGGAATGTACGGGAGAACGACTTTTTGCCATCGAGTAATGGTATCAACCAGGATTATTCTACGAAACAGAATGGTTACCCCTGTAGGGTCCATGACCTCCATCACAACAGAGCCTACGGGATTTGAAGAGCCTCGACGAATATCAAAATCAATCCAGTGTTTACGCCCCGCCAGCCCACCACTTATAGACGCAACTGCGCGACCTTCGTCTGTATTCATTGTGATTTCAGCTGCTTCAAATATTCCCCCATATGAATTATTGAGCGATGACCGGCTGGCGTTACTAAGTCCGATAGTAGACGTAGGACCGGAGTAAAGTAATTCAAAATCATCCTGCTGGCCCCCAACAGGAACCAGTGTTGACTGCGGGTGCCCCACGTAATAATTCAGAGGATCAATCAGGCGGAAGACGTCATTCATGTTGGATAGCAGCTTAGGTTCAACACCTTTCTGCAATGCCAGGCACATAGACGCGTCAAACACATTTGTACGCCCCAGGTTCCCTATTTGTGACTGAGTAATACCACCTGCAAACTCAATGATGCGTGATGGCATATCGTTGTCGTACAAATCAGAAAACCTGAAATTCCCCACGTTAGGTGTAAATGTCCGGATAAACGGCGCAATATACCCGGCGCTGTTTGAGTTAACATCATTGCCGTCAAACCTCACCCCAGAAACAAAACCTGCCGACTGCGTTTCAACGTGAGCCCTGTCGCCATTTAGCCCTAAGCCACTACCGGATACAGCGGCATCAGCAATCAAAATATGCGTATCCGGAGATTTTAAGTTCTCCTGTCCGAACTTGTTTTGACTCAGTTTTATACCGCGACCGGCATTATTGCTGGTTACCCCCGGCTCAATCCAGATGTCGTATGATGCAGAGCCTCCGCGATTACCAGTACGGTAAAAATCATTGCACTGAATAAGGTATGGAGTTGCAGGGCCGTTGCTCTCGACGCTGTTTTTCCCTACAGCCAACTTAATGCCGTATCGGTTATCACTGAAAACGGAATCACGAATAAAACCACCGGCGGCATATCCTGAAACGCAAACACCAACGGTTTGTTTTGTCGGGTCCCCGTAAAACATTGAGCCACTGACACGAAAATACGGCATATCGATAGCATTATTACTAATACCGCATTCTTTATATCGAGACAGTCGTAGATTTTCAAAAAGATGAATGCTGTTAGTTGAACGCTGTTTAGATTTATAACGCACTGCACCAAGCCCACCATGAATGGTCAGATTGGCAAGGTGCGCATGAACCGGGTTTTTATCAAAATCGAATAAGTAAACACCATCCGGAAGCAAAATTTTTGTAGCGAGCGAACTCTCACCATCGGCGATAAAAACAAATGCGTCAGTATCAGTGATATTTAGTCCGGGACCGTTATAAATAAATGTGCCGTTTTCGATATGAAGTCTGGGCCCTTTCTGAAGCATAAACGGCACTGCAGTTTCGTCGCTCTCAACACCCCGGCGCTTATAGAGAAGGTCCATGAGGCATTCCCACCAGTCATTAAAAGCGGCGGTATCGTCGTGGTATCCGTCACCTACAGCTCCGAAATCCTTACGCAGGCCGGCTGCACCATCCTTGATTTTATCTGTTACTGTATTGGTAACAACAACTGGCGGTCGTCCATCGTAAATACCAACAAGGTTGCCACCCAATCCCATCTCAGTGCTTGCTAGCTTAATAGCCAGGTCAGCAGTTTCCGTCATAGAAAATATCGGGACAGGTTGACTGGAGCTGTTCCACCCAAATAGCGAGTTTTTTCTTGCAGCTATAGTAGGAACCATATCAACATCACTTTCAGGAACCCGAATTGTTCTTCGGAAATTGCTATCAATTTTCTGATCAAGAATGTCATCACCAGCTTTCCAGGCATTGGTATTGTCAACGATCTGCCCATCAACATAATTCTTCGTGGCTGCGTCCTGCGCCTGTGACGGGTCACGCAGGTTACGAATGCGGTTGTTGAGCGCATCGTAATAGTTCGCGATGAAAGAGGGCTTGCGCAGGGACAGGCGTAGAAAGCTGAAGCACTGCTGGATAAGCATGGTCAACTTGTCGAACGCATCCTCATGTACCTCAGCGAAGAACTTACCCTGATTACGTAAATCCGTTTCCTGAGTAGCTGGTAGTTCTCGTGATATAGATATCTGATGACCGTTAGCCAACGCCTTCGAGAGAATTACATTACCGCCGCTGTACCCTCCTGCTCCGGTGACGATGTAATCTGTATCAAGAACCAGTACGTTTATATTCTCGTTAATGTCAACAACCTGTACTACCAGATCTGATTTTTTGAAGATCCTAAATTTGTAAGGGAATGTCGTCGTAACACCATTGCCAGTGTATTCGTTGTGGTCAACTTCGGTTGAGACCGTCATGTTAAATCTCCAGATAGTCGCAGCACCCGTTGCGCCGCATATCTGGTTATTCTATTACCTGAAAAACCATATATGGATAGAAAGGCTGTAAATACGAATAGATATTACCTTTCAGGTGATTGGCAAAACGTGCTGGATAGCAAACAAATTATTTGATACTGTATAAATATACAGTTATTGCATGGAGAAGATAAGATGCAGCAGTATCACTATCCACTGGAAGACGGATTTACCGAAAGGATTCACACGCCGGGAGGCGTCAGGTCACTGGTGGAGGGATCGCACTTGATGAAATTACTCCGGGATCTCGATAAGGATGGATTTAATGTCGATGGCCCACTTGCCGAACTGACTGCACTGATTAACTACGTCACCAGCTCACAGATGTCTATGCAGGATCTGCAAACACATCTCGACTATTGTGCCGAACAATTACGAAAACAAACCAGATAAGGTTTGCAATTACCAAATGGAGTGCTTATATTTACCTTTGCGGTAAATTTACATCGCACTCCTCTTGTGCCATAGTAATCGGGCACTGGCAAAATCCAGTGCCGGGATTGGTCTCCCGGATTACTACAGAGGCACATATGCCGCATAAGCGGTTTTTTTATGTGTAAAGCGCACCTATTCTATGGTGGGCTGTGTGGGGGCACCGAAAGGTGCGCCGGGTTCCTTTGTAGCCGGTAAGACCAACTCTGCACAGTTCACCACCATCTGATTGGTCTCAGCGGTGGTGATTAACCTAACTACAAAGGTGATCGCCATGAATACCAAACCTTCCATCTTTTCCTTTGAGTCATCCTGCCAGATCCGTATGTTCATGATTGACGGAGAACCTTGGTTTGTCACCAAAGATGTGTGCAATGCTTTGAATATTGATGTTACACAAGCGAGAAAACTTGATAAAAAAGGCTGGAACAAAAAGGGGCTGTATTCAATACAGACCCCTGGTGGAATACAAGAACTATCCATCGTTTCAGAATCAGGTCTCTACATCCTTATTCTGCGTTGCAAAGAGGCAATGACTGAGGGAACGAGAGCATTCAGATTTCTTGAATGGGTTACAGGTGAGGTTCTTCCTCAGATCCGCCGCACCGGAAGTTACATTAAAAACTCGCTCCCGCAGGAAGAACGCATAAAGATGGTTGCCGACCAGGTAGCCAACGCCACGGCGTCAGCAGTAATGCAGGCGATGAAGATAGAGAACAAAACCTACAGCGCCCCGCTGAAGCCCGGCTACCGTAGCCTGATTCACTCGCCGTCTGGTGTTCTCGGCCTGACGGAGAACTCACTGCTGATGAATCTGCTGAACCAGTTACAGGAAGACGGGCACGATGTATCGGGCGCGGCGGCGGAACTGACCACCATGTTCTGCTACATCGTCGGTGTGAGCAAATGCCTGCGTGATATCCAGACCCACGCGGAGTACATCAACGACAAGGCAGGGTTCTTCTGACGGGTCGGCGGCACAGGGACGTGCCTTTAAATAATTCTGTACAGATTGCAGACCGGGGGTGAATAGCGTACTATTACCTTAAAGGTAAACCTGTTTTTATTTTATACCTGTAACTTACCGGAGATTAAAGATGACAAAACTTGGATTCGTGATGAGAGGTCCGGTAAGAAGCGGAACTCATGCAAAGCGTAGCAAGAGTCGTATTTTTACTGGTAAGGTTGTAGCACGTAAATCAGCTATTGGCTCGTTCAATAGTGAAAATGCGGCATTGCGCCATATTTTTATCAGCACAAAGCCAAGAGCATCCGCTGATGTGCATACAATGTCTATTCCTATCACAAAGAATATAAAGCGGATAAAAAAACTCTCATCTGCAGAATCAAAAGAGATATCTTTCCGCCAGCTTAACTCATTAGAAACGCATATGAAGGAAGAGGAATTCGATGTTTTTGAGTGAGTATAGCGGGAAGGTTATACCTACTGGTGAGTTTAAAACTGATGACTTTCTGATTTCGCTAAAAGATGCTTTTAAACAACACTGGCGTCATGGTCATCATCCTGATCTGGGAAAAGATACTCTTTTTGAAAGACCAGAGGAAGTATTAGGCTTCCATCTCAGAAAGGTTCATGTCAATATTGGTGAATATGCATCATATTCATACTCATGTACTGAACAGTGTTGGGATGAGTGGTCATATGGATTGATTGATGAACAAGGAAATTACAGGCCAAAACCAACCAGTAACGCATATCTCATATATGCAGTCAATGAAATAAGAGATGCAGCCTTACTAGCTTATTGGGACCCGCCCGCACACACCAAAGCTAACGCAAAAGTTTGGATGGATTCCGTATTGAATTTCACAAAATTATTTCATGAACGAACGAATACAGCTCCACTTAGTAGAAATGTTTATCCGTGGGATTATTCGTACAAATCCAAAAAGCCTGCATAGTAGTTTTTTATGGACGAAACAAAAGTCAGTGCTACACTCATTGACGCCACATTGAGGTGGCTTATAGATGGAAATTTTTCACAATGAAAAAAGCATTTGCTGCACTGTTCGTTTTGTTGTCTCTGGTAGCTTCAACTCAGGCCTTTGCCGGTCGTTGTCAGCACGACAGCGATACTGCCGCTGACGGCTCCCGCTGCGGTGGGCGTTCTGCGGATTCCCGTCCGGGCGGCGGTGGCATTCGTTAAAAACAAGGCCGCGAAAGCGGCCTGTTTGATCACTGTGCAGTTTTCGCTGATCGATTTTCAGCTCTAAATTCAAGAACCGTTTCAATATTTCTTTCCTTCAGCATATCAATAACATTTTTATTCATTTGACTATCACTGGTTAATAACTGGTAAACGTTGCTTCTCTCTTTATCAGAGTTTTCTTTAACAGCTGCTTTGCATGCCAAATGCTTATTGAAATTTTCTACATCGCTAGTACAGGAATTTACGGCTGCTGATGAAATATCAGACGCTGAAGAAACACCGTCATCCAAACGTTTTATAGCATTTTCTATACATGAGTTAAGGGAATAAACGACAACTGAGCGATACCCTTCAGACGCACACCATTCTAAATTTCTTGAAGGATCGAGTGGTTTTACTTCGCTGGATTGAATTAACTTGTCAAAAACTGACTTATATTCAATCTGTTTTTTATCTATAGCCCATACTTCAGTAGCTGATTTATAATTCCCCGTATGCCTATTAACATCAAATCCATGTTTTATAAGCAAATCTGCCCATGAAAGATTTATTGATTCATTGTTATGAGGCCATTTTCCTGTCAGAACCGCCCCCATAGACCCCATATATCCGCCATATGATGGTATAGCACCATGGCTCAGTAACTTCTCTGCAACCACAGGGCAATTAATTACATAAGAGGCGTAAAGCCCATTCCATAAAGCCCCTCTATAGTAATCGCCACGATTAGGTTCTTTTAAGTCGATAGCCTTTGATAATTGTTCGCACGTTTTGCATGCATCAAAGTTATCCTTATTGCATTGCAATGAACTGGCAGCTGTAGGATTTACAGAGACTATTGAAAGCACTATGCCAAAAAACAAATTTATTTTTTTCATCCTATTTCATCTGCTCTTCAACTTTATTTAGTAATGGTGATATCGCCCACAGATTCTGAAAAGGTAGCATTTTACGGACAGCGTGGGTTTGCTGGCTGTCAAATTCTCCGTTAAGTACACCATTTGCAACCGTCGCGGCATCACCGCCAAGATCAAAGGTAGGACCAAGTAAAGCACCAATAGCATTACGACTCTGAAACCTTGATACCGGAGGCGCACCAAACATCGCGCCAAGACCAAACCTACCGCCGCTTATGTTCTCAACGGTATTCAGCGGCTCAGAGAGCCAGCCAAGCATTCCGCCCCGGTCGATCCCCTCTTTCACAAGGTTATTCCAGCTGTAGTCGATATCGCGACCGCTTAACTTCTGTTTCATCATATAGACCATTGAGCCAAGCGCAATCGTGCCAAGCGCACCAAGATAGAATGCAGCATCGCCCTGCTGGATACCAGATACCAGCACCCTGTTATGCTGTGCGAAGATAAACGTTTTGAACTGCGTGATCATCTTCCAGCCTTCTTTACTAAAAAACAGCGGTGTATCACCTACGCCAGGCGTTACAATCACTGAGTCTACATCTTTCAGCACTGCAGACTGGAAAATCTCTCTAGCGAAACGGTCATCCCACAGATGACTATGCCCGGTTAACAGCCCGTCCATATCCTCTCCGTGCTTCCCGAATTGCTCCCCGATTCGGCGCAGAACATCTTCATTGATGCCGACCTGTGCCATCTTCCGCATTTCACTTTTGGAGAGCGTGCCACCAGCAGAAACTTGGCGAGCCGCGTCAAGTATCCTCGACTGCACTATCATCCCAGACCATGATTTAAGTGCGCTGTTCCACTGATTCATCAGCGTCCAGTTACCGAATTTCTGCGTCATCCAGTTCAGACCTCGCTCAGCGGCGCTTCTCCGGCTATAGGGGTCAGTAAGATCCGCTATAGCCTTTGTACGCGTAGACAGGACATAATCAAGCCCAACTGCCATTTCTCGCAAATCCCTGGTTGCAATTTTCACTGAGTCCATATTTTTAAGCATGCTTACCATTGGTCCGAGAGATTTTCTCAGGCCATGCTGCATCATCGGTCGCATCAGATCAGTTGCAGCGGAGACAGTCATTCCACCAAGCAAACGGAGGAAGTTAATATTCCTAGCAACTCGCCCGGCACGAACAAAGAAACTGCGTGGATCTTGAGGTGCACCGTAAGTACCAAGCAGTCGATCACGCATAGCCGTAATATCCCTAATATCAGCCTCCCGTTGCTTCTCAAGAACTGCACGTCGTTTAGGTGTTTTAGCCTCTTTTATTAGCCGGGTATATTCCTCACTAACCTGACGGATTTGCTCCCCCATATCTTTACGGCCAAACTGCGCAGTCAGCTCAATTTCTGGTGCCACCTGCCGGAGATAACTTTCCATGATGTAGTTAACATCTGATTCAAGAAAATCTTCTATACGCTCATCAGGAATAAGCAGCGTTCTGCTTTTAGTGAAACCAGCCCGACCAACGAGTCTCTCTGGGATAATATCGGCTGGTACAAGCCCGGAAGGTGCGCCTATTATTTTATTCACGATCTCGTCAGCAGCGTCCTCTGCTTCCTCTCGGGATAGAGGCTCCATCTGCTTCAGTGCTCGCTCGCGGCTTGCATTCAGCCTTGTGGTTGAATTTGCCCGTTTTTGCAGTCGGCGAAGCTCAGAACGATATTTCCGTGGATTATCCAGCAACTCCATATGGCGCTGATAGACAGGAAGCTCACTCTTTGCCTGCGCTATATCATCAAGGCGTGTTTTAAGGTCAGAGCTTTCTTTCATCATTCTTGCCTGAAGTTTTTCTGATGAAGTCTCGGCCAACTCTTTTTCTATTCTTGTAAGACGCGCCTGTGTGTCAGTCTCCTGAGATATAAGCTTATTTCGTTTATCCAGTTCTTCCATGAGTAGAATTTTTTTACCAGACCATTTCTCCGCTTCAGCGATTTCACTAGCGAGAGCATCAGCGCGCGGTGCTGATTCCTCTGCAGTTTTTAGCAATGAATTTATCTTTTCAATTCGCTGACCTGCTTTGTCAGCACCTTTGGCACTAATCACTTGTATCCAGTTGGCAATTCGCCCTCTGAATTCAGTGCGGTCGGAAAGTATCTTATCGAACTTATAAATGCGGGGAAGATAACTCTTCGCCGTCACGACATCGATATCCTCAGGAAGGATCCCCAATTCCTGCATACGGGCTTTTGTGGTCTCAAAAATGGGGCGGATTCTGGCGGCTGCTTGTGAAACCTCAGGAATATCACTCTGATCACCACGGCGCATAGCCATGCCAACAGCTTCATTGAAATCAATAAAGTTCATCCTCTTCACGCCGCGGGCGCTGACAGATTTGCTGTACTGCTGGTAAGCATCACGAGTAGCTTCCATCTGCTTATAAAGCATGGCGTCGTATTGCTTAATCTTAGTCTCGACTGCCGTAAACGTAGCCAACCCCTCATCATTTTTGGCGAAGAAATAGTTATTTTCGGCAAGCTGCTGGTTAATCTGACGGGAGACAAGAGATGGTGATTGCGCCAAGCGGCCAGCAGGAGTGACACTCAACGTTTTGTTAGCAAGTCCAAGTCCAGCGAGCTGTTCCTGATCGAGTGTGGTATTGAAAACCTGAGCTGCACCAATGCTTTGAGGAGAATCCATACCTCGCAAATGATTACCTACTGAGTTAACCACTGCCTCGCGCGCGCTAGGTCCAGCAAGTAGCTGTGCACCAGCACCAAGGATCCCACCAACGAGAGCATCAACAACAACGTTCGATACGCTCTCCATCGGTGAGCGAGCTTCCTGAGTGGCCTGTAATGCGGCTTCTGATACTCCCCCACCAGCAGCATTCGCCAGGGCAAAACGCCCTGCCGTCTCAGCAATACTTCCTCCACGCGCTACCGCCCCTACAGGGATGAACATTGCAGCCACATTAACCGGGTCTATCATTCCCATTGCTAAGCTTGAAATAGTACCAGCACCACCCATTTCAGATAGATATTCTCTATCTGTTCTTTGCTTATCGATTCGATGTTTAATTGCCATTGTTTCTTCATGCGAACCGGAGTTGATAAACGAATCTGCAAAATCTTCATAGCCTTTAATATCTGCTGCATCGTTATCAAATGGGTTATATCCTTCAACCCTGTCAAACTGACTGAAAGGAGCACTGGCAATAAAGCTACCCAGCGTGTTATCTATACGAAATGCTGCTTGTCTAGACCTTTGAACGCGTTGATCACTGGTAAATGGGTTCACAGCAGAAAGCAAAGAAGGTGTTTCCATATAGAAATTACTGTCATCAGGTGCTGCTATTTGCTGAATATCCTCGCCAAGCAACTCTTTAGGATCCTGTTCATATATCGGCATTATTTGCCCCCTGCGTATATATTGCTCGGAAGGTAATTGGCTGAACCATAACCGAATGGTTTGGTCAGATCTGGAGGAGTATATCCATCTTTATTGCTGAACTGCGGCAGCGGATTGCCTTCTCTCCGCACTCTAGCCTCATCAACACGCTGTTGCTGGAACTGAATGGTTTGCCTGTACATTGGAGATGTCAGCTGATCCGGCTTGAAACGAACAGGGAGACCATTTTCTCCAATATAATTTCTCGGTTCTATCGCTCCGTTTGCGTCAGGCTGTAAAACCATAACAGCATAACTCCTATCCCTTGCCGTAAGGCCATCAGAAACAAGTATTAAGTCCGTATCACTGCGAGGACCGCCAAAGGATTTTGATTTAAGCTCGCGTTTTTCCTGCTCCCACTGCCCCTGTATCCAGTTACCAGCACCATTATTTACTCCGTACAATGCCTCAGGTGCATACTTCATAACCTCTGCTTTGCCATTAACTGTAGAAACTCCCCAGGTGGTTCTGATCATGGCATTGGTCATTTTCTCAGCCTGTTCTGCATCGCCACCTGTCTGTACAAAGTTAGCATCGTAAATTGTCTGGTAATCTCGCTGATAGGCCGCATTTGATTTTCCTGGATCGGTAATATCCGGAGACCACGAACCAAAGGAAGTCAGACTGCTGGCGTTATTTTGTGCAGCAGTTGCCCTCGCCGCGACATATTTTTTGTCTCGCATGGCAGTGGAAAGCATCTGTTTCATTCGGTCATCCTGTTGGAACACCTGGCTGTAAGCCATATCAACAGCCTTATCCTCCGGCACGCCAGCGCGGGAATAATCGTAAACCTTGCCGTAAAATGCCATCGTACTTTTATCAAGTGTTGCCGCTGCCGCCGGATTATTATCGAATAACTGACCGTAGAATTTTGCCATCGGGACAACCAGCGCAGGATCTCTTGATGTTGCTCCACTGTTAAGCATTGTTTTAACCTGAGTTGGTATCATGCCGCTTTTAGTTGTGACGGTGACCAGTGTATTGATGCTCTGCGGATCAGATATGGAAAACGAAGGCGCGATATCCTGCGCGAAATAACGGTCTACCGCTGCCTGATTGTTTTTGTCGTTAGGGTCCAGCGGGAAGTTATTTTGCATTGAAGACACGAACCTGTTTCTTCCCTGCTGAATCTCCCACTCCCTATCCATCTCTTTAAATTTGGCCTGCATTTTCTCCCAGCGTTGCTGGTTAGCTGCAAATCCAGGAGCATTTGGATCCTGTGGACGTAAACGTTCAAGAATGTCTTGTCGTCCTTCTGGAGTGAGGTCTTTAGCGGCACCAATGACACCTCCATATTGTATCTGCGCCTGCATATCCTTCCACTTCATAGCGCCAATGCGCGGACCATTGGCCCGGATAAAATCGTCCTCAGAAGGTAACTTCTCAGGTTTCAATCCTTCATCAAGGGCTGAATATGCATCTTTAACTACGGTGCTAAGCTGGTCCGCATACTGCTGGCGGTACTGATTTCTCAGCTCATTAGCCTGCCTCAATGCCTGTATTTGCATTTGAGGGCTCATAGCGTCAAATGCCGCATTGCCCGTATAACGCTTAGGTGAATCAAGGTTAGTTAGACCAAGGGCTGCCGAGATACCAGTTTCAAGCTGTTCGGTGCTATAAGGCATACTGCCATTTTCGTGTTTAATAATCCCAGCACATAAAGCAGCTAGTGTCTTTGGGTTAGAGATATCAAGCTGATCATTCTCCCCAACACCAAGCTCACTACACAATGCCCTAATATAAGCATCAGTATTATTACCATCACTAGCCGGAGCATAGCGATTAACAATCTCGCTAACGGTGTCATAGCCTTGACGCTGGTAAGACAACATATTTTTACCCAACGCGCGGATTCCATGCTCAGGGGTAGCAAACGTTGCAAAACGTCCATCGCTACCGATCTGACCTTCCCACGGGTTAGATTTGCTCGCTTCAATATTACCAGGGTTATTATTACGTAAACCACGAGCATCCAATGAATTACCATGTGATATTGCACGACTCACACCATCAAGATCCCCTGGCTCTCCATTAACCTGAAGAAACTCGTTGTATTTTTGAGCGATATTTCCTATCCATGCTTGCTGCCCCATTTGTTCCTTGAGCTGAGTTTTCTGCTGAACACGCCACTCATCAGGAAGCCCATGCGCATCAGCGTATTGATCAATAGATTCAAATCGCTGCTTGGCTAAATCGACAAATGCTTGGTTATCGCTATATAGCCCCGCAGACTGAGTGACAGCCAATGCATTTCCTGACAAATACGTTTGATCTTGGAATTGCTGAAACTGCCCAACTTCATATCGACGTGCCTGATTGTAATAAGACTGCATAGACTGCTGGAGTTGAAAGGATAATTTATTCCTTTCCTCACTTTCAGGAATTGAGCCTAATAATGCCTGAGCCCTTTCCTGCATATTTTTCATAACAGCGTCACTCTGACCAAGAGCGTTTTTACCCTGTTTAGAAATCAGCCCATTTTCAGGGTTGTTAATCTGGTCATCTGCAAATTGGTTAAATTGCAGTAACGCCTCCTGGGCCATAGCAACATTCGCTTTCTGCCTAGCTTCACCATATGCCACCGCATACTGATCTGCGACATTCGCCAGCACCTGACCTGCTTGAGGAACATCGAAGGTCTGAAAACCACCGGTTTGCACACCACGACTTTGCACCTGGCGTCCGGATGTAGTAGGAACAACAGGCATCAGTAACCTCCTATTTTGAATCGGGAGTCAGAATTCATAAAACCTGAGTTAGATAACATTGGCGTCCCACCACTAGATGTACTTCCTTTAGAGAACGGACTCCACGTCCCACCAAACATCTGGTACGCACCGTATGCCTTCAGAGGCGCAGTGAGCAATGTTGTTGCTGCTCCCACATTCCCCTGTTTACGGGCTGAACTGGCTTCTGCTTTATAGTTGGCAGCCTGAACCTGATAACCGTAAGCCTCGCGTTGCGCGTTATTCACCGTCGTCAGAGAATCAAGAGCGCCAAACTGGGCAGTGTCGCCAAATATATCCAGCGCGTTACCTGTAGATAAATCAGCGCCGGTAGCCCCCATTGTCGCCGCCTGTGTACCAAGCCGCTGTCGGGTCTCTCTGCGTCGTTGCTCAGCTTCAGCGTTACCTCTGTTTATTGCATCATTTGCCTGAGCTGTGGCTATATCTGCGTTCGCTTCTGCAACCTTCGAGGCATACTTTCCCTGTTGGTACTGGGTGTATGCCTGAATGCCACTCATGGCGAGCATTGCGCCACCAGCAATAACCGGATCGCACATTATTTTCTCTCCATGTGAAATCTGTGGAAATTAAGACCAAGAGCACCATAAGGCGCGGCTTCTTCAAGCCTGAATCCAAGCCAGTGCAGCCATGCTTTGGCAACATGGTTTCGCTCGTCGACGTAGTTTTCCAGGCGCGGATAAACTGCCAGCATCTGCTGCAATACAGGGCGGCAGTGGCGCAGAAATGTCTTCTGATATTTTTCAATACGGCTGGTTCCTACCAGCCAGGGCGTACCATTGCCACCGATCATTGACGCCGGAGATACACCAAACATGGTTACCAGTTCTCCGTTCGCGAACCCTGACCAGGCCATAGTCGCAGTGCGAAGACCAACGCGCAGCGCATCTTCGGTAGTCATCAGCGATACCGCATACAGTTCGTCAATATCAGCCTGACGAACATCCGGCAAAATCATCTGAAGATGCTCTTCGGTAGCGGGAATAATTTGAACATCGATCATCAGAATCCCCCAACAGTAAGGCGAGGAATAACGGCAAGAACAGACAGCGGCAACGGGTCAAGCTGACGGATTTTTACACGCCCGTTTTTGCCCCAGTTACTGTCCAGTTTCACTTCTACTTTTCCGGTAGCATCATCAACAGGATCATCGTAGAACTCGAATTCACGCTGTGGATATTCGTACCATTTACCGCCGGGCGTAGTCGCCCAGATGCCGCGACTGGCATTCACAACCAGAGTAACGGACGGGATCACCTGTTTTTTGTCCAGCAGCGTTTCCTGTCCGTTAATGTTGATATCCAGTGTTTCGAATTCAGCAGTTATTGGCAGGCCGATGTGCACAACAGCCCCCGGTGATTCCAGCGTGACGGCACCTCCGGAAACCACTTTTTGTGGTTCCACGTTCGCATCAGAGAGGATGTTTACGGTCTGGCCTTCAAGATGAGACAAGCCGCCAAATGTCCGGCGCGCCATCTGCCAGTTCGTGGTGGCCACATTCCTGAGGGATGGCGGGACGTTCCTGTTAGCACGAACCACTACTGCGGTATTGCTGGTTACAGAAATAATGTCGCAACGTAATTCTTTTGACACTTCATAGCCAGTATTAGGATCAGCTCCGGTATAAGGGAACTGTAGTTGCGCACCAACATCACTACTGGTGAAGTACGCACCACCAGAAACACTGATTGTATATTCCGCGCGGTAATCCCATTCGCCAGAACCACCAGTGATGGTCATCGTTCTGTCAGACGTGTTTCTTCCATCATAGCTAAGGCCAGAATCAACAAAGAAAGCATCTTCATCGCTGGTAAATAAACGGCTGGACAGTCGCTCGATGTATCTCACTGTTTGCCCGTTAACGGTTCGGTTAACGACGAAATACACCGCATCTTCATTTCCTTCGCTGATACTGCATGTGCTTTCATATTTTCCGGTACTGGACTGTGGTGCCCATGCAAAAACCTGCTGATCACGCAAATAGGTCATCACCAGTAATTTACCGTCATCACGAATGCAGAAGGCGCTGGAGTAAGGGACAATAGAGAAGCACCAGTCAACAATGCTGTGCTTCTGAAAAAGATGATTGGCAAGGATGGTCAGGTCGTTCCCCTGATAGCCGTCAACATCGAATGAGTAGGCCAGATCACGGACAACACTGCCTTTCTCCTGGACGAACAGAGCAATATTCGCCACGGCAATTGGTGGGACGTTGCTTGAGCCATTTGATCCCTGAGAGCTGAATGCAAATGATGATGGGGTTAACACTTTATTCTGGTCGCCGGTGATGACGTACTCACCTCCGGAAGTCAGTGCCACCAGCGAACCGACATCAATCAGGTGGCGGATCTCATTAACCTGACGCCCGGCATAGGTGTAGATAATTCTGTCGTCATCCTGCGTAGGATTGCTTTTGCCAAAATCCTTATAATCCCCAGTACGGCTGGCCCAGATAGTCTGAGGGAACGCTGTCGATGCGGCGAAGTAAAGACGTTGTTGATAATAAACAACCGTGCCAGGATAACCGTTAACACTGTTCCAGGCATATTTAGCCCATTTATAGCTGGCATTATCCTCGCCAACGACCTGCGAAGGGATATAGGAAATCACCTCAGCAGTTGCAGTAGTTCCATTTGCAGCAGTGATACGGGCAATGCCAAAACCACTGTGCAGATATTCCCACTCAATGCCAGTATCATCATCACCGGATCCGCCCCAGCCATCCCATGATGTGCCTTCTGTATGCGAAGGGCGCAAAGTGCCTGTTTTGCCTGCTGTAACGGCGCGATAGTAGTTACTGTCTGCACGGCGAATATCGCCAATCGACGTACTCTTACTGGTTTCCCATACCGGCACTGAATCCACTGCAGGCTGTTCCAGATAGAACAATTTGCCTACCTGCTCCGCGCCAAAAATAGAGGCGCTTGCCGTTAACGTAATTGTCCCGGTGCTGGCGCTGGCATAAACCGTCACTGACTCGTCAATATTGATATCTTCAAATGGCCCGTTCTTCGTTACCACATCAACCAGTTGCCAGTTGTCATGCGCATAGCGACGCAACTCTTTCGGCGGGTATGCCGGATGAACAAGCGTAAGCACGTCTGCGCTTTGCGTGAATTTAATTCGGAACAGATCGGCTTCAGTATATGGCGTGGCAATTTCATAAATAACATTGCTGCTGTTCAGCACCAACGCACCATCTTTGATAACGCGCATGTACTGGTGTCCGAACTCCAGAGCATAAGTCTGAACCGTCGAGAACTGGAACGGTATCAGGCGGCATTTCCGATTTGGGTATTTGGCGGCACCGACAAAACGCGTACCAGGTCGATTCTCAACGCCGCCATACTGCCGCACGATAAAGTTATCGCACTTGCGCAATGCCACCTGGTACTTCGCCATGTCAATACGCCCGTACAACGACGGTCCAATCTCACCACCGGCAAAGCTGGGCTGGATCCAACTGATAGCCATCAGGACAACCTCGCAATGGTAAACTCATCAACCGGTGGCTGTGGTTCCTGTGATTCATTCTGGCTATGCGAGCCAGCACTAAGAATCACGCGATTGTACATATTGAGGGCAAACGTACCGAGGTCTGCATTCCCAGTCAGCGCCATGTTAATAGCTGCCGCAAGACGCCAGGCCAACGCCTCCATAAAAATGGCATCAAACATGTTCACATCTGAAACGCGAGATACATACTTGAGCCATGCCTGAGGCTGGTCTGTGTAGATCAACTTTCCTGTTCCGTTGGTGTCTGCACCAACTTCGTACTGAACGCGCATTGATGCTGTTGGATTGCGTACACCAGGAAGCATAATTTCAGTAATGCGCAGACAATCTGACGGGTACTGGTACGCATATTCCCAGTCAGGCGGTGGATTGCTCGTATCTGCAAGCGCCACGCGTTTGGTAGCAAAGTTCCAGTCAAAATCAGAAAGCACAGCATCACGGCAGGCCTCAAAGTGCAGCGAACATTCCCCCGCTTCCTTGCTGGCTTCCGTCAGGCTGTTAATGCTGCGGCTGTTGCCAATATTGGACAGCGCACGATTGCAGATCTCTACTACAGAGGCCATCACTCACCTCCGTTACCGTACAGAGTTTCAGCCGCTGATTTTTCTACATCCCCGGAAACAGGAGCGATCGCCATATCAGTGATCTGCAGATCGGCGCTGCGATTAACGCCATCGTCAGTTTCTCTGGCAGACAGGCCTCGAATAACAGCCTTTGCAGTTATCATCACTTCTGTTCCGACGCCCTGAGGTTGCGCCTTCAGCTTATTCAATGTGTCGTTATTCAGCGTGATGCACAGCCCCCACGGGTATTCATCGCGAGTTCTGGTTTCTCCGCTCTCATCCTGGTAGCTGTCAGTGCCGGTTTTGAGGTTTACGAGTTCCATATACACTCCTGCAATAAAGGGGCCGAAGCCCCTTGTCTCATCCGCGAGGCTTACACGCCCAGTTCTTTACGCTTATCTGCGATCTTCTCGCGGAGCGTTTCTGCTTTGGCGTTATGGTGTGGCTTCTCGTTAAAGAGCAATTCGTACTCTTCACGGAGCTTATCCAGTTCACCATCATCTGACACATCGTTGATGATTTTGGTGCTGGTTGCTGCCATAGACACCTTTCCTGCTACCTTTGCTTTTGCCTGTCTGGCTGCATCGTTAACAGGTTCCAGTGCGCTACCAGGCTCACCTTCGTATTCGATTTCTGCCCCCTCCGGCCACAGAGTGTTATGGATATGAGAGAGGCGCAGAACGCGGTATCTTGGTTTCTCACCTGACATCAATATCACCTTAACCAGTTACTTTTGAGCGGATCGGATACGGCGTATTGGCATCAACATCAAGATTGATACCCGCAGTGAATTTGCCAGCCGTTAGTGGGCCAGTTGCGACGGAGTAGTTAACACGCAGATATCGCTGAACACCGGCTGGCACCTTTGCAGAAACAACTCGCTTACCTGCTGTCAGGGTGGCCTTTGCCAGTGCGCCACTATCATAAATAGTGGACCATGAGCTGTTATTCTCACTCGTCTGCAACTGGATGTTTACAGTTGCCTCACCACTTGCCGTGGCGGCTTCGTTAACCAGCGCCCAAAACTCAAGCGGGTAACCCACACCGATATCGCGACGGTTTCCGTCAATTGGACCGAGATCGATTACGTCAGTAGAAGCCGCGGTATTCGTAACCGCCTGAGCTTCGGAGAACATCAACAGTTTGTCGGTGATCATCTTCTTTCTCCATTAGTGGGTCTGTTACGACCCACAGGTTAATAACAGGCGTTACACCACGCGGGCTTCTGTTTCCAGAAGTGCGTCAGTTTCGCGAATCGGCACACCACGAAGTTCTGTCCACCATTCGCCTTCTGTCTCTTTCACGCTGATCGCCAGAGAACTCTTCTCCAGAGATTGCAGGTCAAGCACTTCGTTAATGGTTCTGTTCATGTAGAAAATAGGACGTCCCATCCCACGATTTGGGATTCGATGAAGGGCACGAATCATCAGTTTTGCGATATTCGCAGCAGTAGAAGGAGCGTCAAGATTGCTGACATCGATGTTTGCAATGCGAACAACATAGCGCCAGTCACGCAATGTCAGCCCGTTGTCCCACTTATAATGGGTACGATAACCTTCGTACTTGCCGCCATTAGCATCTTCCAGTGTCACCTGGCCTTTATCTTCCATCTGGATGCCAGCCTTCTGCCCTTTCGGGAAGATGCCATGCACGGTGTTTTCGCCCCACACCACTAACCAGATTGAAGTGTTATCTGTACCCGTGCCACCAGCATCAATGATGTTCTGAGCATTACCCGCAGACAGGCTGGAATAGCGGGAGGACAGTCCCATAAACTGCTGAGGGTTAACGCTGGAATCACCGTAAAACAGCGTCTGCGCCATCGCCTGATTCATCGCTTCAATAAATGCTCGGTCTTCAGACAGGCGGAATTCGGCAGTATTACCGTTCAGATCAGCCAGAGACTTATCGACTTCAGCATAGGTTTCCAGCATGCCAATGGAATCAGTGACCTGCACCGTTGTTGATTTGCTCGGTTGTACGCCATAGTTCAGCAAACGCCAGGTAGCGGAAGGCAAACCAGAACGAATGGTGGTTCGGTGTCCGGTAGGAAGGTTTCCTTCAACAAAAGGCATATCCTGAAGGATTGGGTTGGTTTGACTGAGAAGCTCGATAATCTTATCGACTTTCCCGTTTGGATCGACGCGCTTACCCCAGTCAGCCAGCGTTAGCGCAGTTAAGCCTTTAACAGCCATTGTCATTTCCTCTCTTATTTGCCATAGAGCACTTCGGCCGCACTACGCTGGCCTTCATTACCACCGGTGACCATGCCATCTTCAGACATCGCCTTTCCGATTTTCACGAACGTTTTGACCAGATCAGGGTGATTACCCAGCCCGGTGGTGTTCAGATATTCTTTGAGTTCAGGTGTCCCGAACTGGTCAAGCGCACGCTGTGCGGCGCTAAGGTTAGAAATCAACTTGTCGCCACCGATTTCTTTGTCAGCTTTTACATCCGCAGCCCACTGCTCGGTTGTTTTCTGCCAGGCTTCTGCCTGGCGCTGCTGAACACCTGCCAGAATCTTCGGATAAGCATCAACCAGCTTTTGCGCTTGCTCGTTGGTCAGGTTAAGTTCTCGCGCCACTGGCTCGAATTCCTTCAACGCTTCTGTATCCAGCTCTACGCCTTCGGCAGCCTGAAACTCGTACTTCTCCGGCGCACCATCCGGTTTATCGCCGTCCTTTTTTTCACCCTGCTTATCGCTTTCAGGCTTTTTGTCATCAGCAGGTTTATCGCCATCAGCAACAGGTTGCGGCTTATCACCTTCTTGTTGTGATGGATCACCAACTGGAGCAGGGTTATCACCTGCAGGCGCTGACGGTTCTGACGCAGCCGGAGCTGCTCCACCATCGACTGGTTGCTCATTGCAAAGACGGCGATACAGCAAACGCTCAAATAAATTCATGATCACTCCTGTTCACTGGCCTCTTTGGCCATCTTCAAATACTGTTCAGGGCAATGCGCCATAACGCGCTGAAACAGTTCCAGCGCCAGATTGCGTTGCCCCTCATTAAATGCCATTGCCATAGCGTCCATCGGTGAGATAGCGGAAAACACACGGCCTTTCTCCAGCACCGACCAGACAACGCGACGCCCCTGTTTACTGCTCATGACAAAGCGAATGTCATCAATTTCACGCTGTGCCATGTCACGTTGCTTACGGGCGTTTTCTTCTTTCAGTTGATCGTCTTCGTAATCTGTCATTGTGATTGCCCACCCTGACCACTAACTGCATTCGCCATAGCTGACAAAACACTCGGATCCGAAGTTTTAGCTTCGCTTAGCGTCTTGGCACCCTGTGCCGCCGCCATCCCCATCGCCATCATTTGTTGCTGCTGTTGCTGCTGTGCCCGTTGCTGGCGAGCCTGCTCAACCTGTTCCTGCGGAACAATGACGGTTGGAGACACTCCGGACATATCAGCGAATGCATCGATCGCCTGATCAACGTTGAGTTTGTCGAGAGCTTCTGGTTTCGCTTGCGCAAGTTGACCAATGAAGTTAACCGTGGACGCCAGACTGGACAGGCCGATAGACTTCTGCGCCTGAGCCATGACGGAAATGTATTCGACCTTCAGGGGCATGCCTTCCATCGCGTCAGGCGGTGGCGGCAGCATGTTTTTACGCACCATCATCGAGAAAGCGCGGTCAATGAGAGGATTAAGACATTCGTCGTTCAGACGCTCCAGAACCGGCCCCAACATCAGAAGTTTTTCTTCTTTCATTTCGATCACCGCTTCCACAGGCATCGAGCGGGTATTGATGTTCTGCAACATCATGAACAGATCGACAAAGTAGGCGCTGTTAATGATTTGACGAGTGTCCTGAATGTCTGCCACCAGATCTGCTGTACTGGGGTTAACCAGATAAGCAGGCCTGAAACCATCCTGACCAGTAATCTGATCGATATACGTGATGTCGCCAGGAAGAAGGGAGGCGCGCTGATTCTTGAGGGAAGTCGGAGCAACCATCGGCGGATTGGTGGCTTTATCAATCAACTGCGACTTGCGCTTCTGAAGAAGCTGCAATGCCTTAACAGGTCCAAGCGCCAGCATACCCGGGCATGATGATCCATAAACATCTTCGCCGTTAACTTCCCAGCGCGGAGCCATAATTGGAAACTCATCGAATCCGGATTCACGTAACAACTTGTCGTTGTCGCCACCAACCTCGTAATAAACCGATTTGAATGGCTTGTTCTTGCTATCCAGCTTCGATGTATCGCGGTCAATGTTCGGGTAAACCGAATGCATCACTTCAATCCACTTCTCGTAGGTGCCGCTTTCCCACATGCTTTTTACGGATTCGCTGACGTTATTTAGTCCGAATTCCTGAACAAGCTGACGAACAGTCATAGAGAACTTGCGAAAACAGGTGTCCACACTGCCACGAGGTGAGTTAGCCAGGTAGTAACTGCCTATCGGGAATGGCATTGTGCGAATGATGTCCTCGTCATCCTCCAGCACCGCCATTGCACCAGTGCTGTATGTGCCGAGGCTTCCGTATAACTGCGGCAGCGACTGATAGAGATTCGACTTATTGAACATATCGTTCATACGGTTCTGCACCGCCTCAAGCCACAACTTAACAGGGCCATAATCCATCATTTCAGGATCTGGCGTAGCCAGGCGAAACCACGGACGCGCGGGGCTTGTGATGCCTGACATCATGCCGCTGGCGAGAGTGCGCGCCGCCATAGTCCCGGTCGAATCAATAATGCGTGTATTGCGTCGATCGTTACGGTTGACCTCAGAAGTCAGAAAGCGGGAACCACGCGGGTTGATGTAATCACTCAACTCGCGCCAGTGCGGCTCGAACGACTGACGCTCGCTTTCAAGTTGTGCGAACTGTTTGTTCAATCGCTCTTTAGTTGTTTCCGCCATTTCAATGACTCCGGTTACTGACCAAGCAGCGTTTTACCGCTGGTATTAGCGGTTGATGTGTCGCCCTGAGAACCGGTAAGCAGCGTAGAACTACGACCAGCAGCAGCGCGACGGCGACGAGTTTCTTCGTCGCGGGCATCAACAACGGCGGCATCCTGCTCCTGTGGTGCTGCCTGAACTTCTGGTGTTGCAGGCACTGATGGTGAGCTACCCATGCACATATCAATGACTCCGTACGCAATTAAATTATTACCAATTTAACCACATATGATTTATTTATCGTAGACAGTTGACATTTAACGCACAAATTATTACCTTTCAGGTAAGCAAAGGGTTCATTCCGGTTATTAACCTGACTGGCTTGTCGTTAAATTGAACAGGTGGAGTGAACTTTTATTTTGAGCAGTACGGCGTATGGCACATGCGCCGATAGCGGTCTGGATACGTTTAAGGGGCACCCTCCCTTGCTCGGGCAAACGAACCAGGTAGCCGGAATGTGCAAGTCGAGCGGTTTTATTCCGCGCACGGGGATTCACCATCCCGGCGATTCGGTGTGACGCCTCGGAAGAGACGAGGGCACAACGATGAGAGCATTTATGGAGCCGCGACAAAGTGTGGCGCCTTAACAGGCTAAGTGCTCTCAGCGTTGTGGCATTAGCTCAGCTGGACAGAGCAACCGCCTTCTAAGCGGTTGGTCGCAGGTTCGAATCCTGCATGCCACGCCAGAATCACGCCTAAGGACCGTGATGCCAGAAGTTCCAGGTGCTTGGCGGTGATGGTTTCCCTTGAAGGACTATCACCGCCCTTTTTACAGCAGGACGCCATTGCGATGACTTCATGCTGTAAACCAGTACAGCCACGGAAGGCATAACTCATTGCTTCCAGTTCGCCCGGTTCGCCGGGCATTTTTTTAAGGTGAGATTATGAACGACCAGCAAATCGAAAAAGAAATCGTTGAGAAAGGCAAAACCGCTCCGCGAGTTACGCCTCAATATATCGAAAGCATCATTCTTGAAGAGCATTTCTTTACTGCTTATGACGGCATTCGTGCTGCCAATATGGGCGTTGGCGATTCATGGACAGCGCATAAATCTACAGACCTCCTGACTTTCTGCGTATTGGTACTGAAGAATGGCTTCACCGTCACCGGAGAGAGTGCCTGTGCAAGTCCGGAAAATTTTGATGCAGAAATTGGTCGGAAGATTGCCCGGCAGAATGCTGTAAACAAAATCTGGATGCTCGAAGGTTACTTGCTGAAGCAGAAGTTAAGCGAGCAATAACACCGTGACATGTCACAAACAGCCAGCCGATGAGCTGGCTTTGTTTTATCCTCACCAGAGGATATCAGCAGCATTATCCCCTCCAGAGGATTAAGCATAGGGATCGTAATCTGTAATGGCCTTGCCTTGCTGGTTCTGCTGACCGGGAATTCGCAGACGCTTCGACACCGGGAAAGCAAACGTCAGCAGTAGCGCATCGCCTTTACCCGGCGAACGCCCAAGCCGCTCCTTGATATCTTCCTTCGGTTCGATAACGATTTTACCGTCCACGCGAACTTTGTACTCTGCCGCCGACAGTTCGTCCGCTGTTTCCTGGTCATCCAGCATGCCGCCCAGCCTCAGCCATGTCTTGCATGCATTGAACATCTCCCCACGCTTGTTAAGCATCTGCGGGTCAGTGGACGCACCACCGAACGGAACAAGTTGCCATGTGCGCCCCCAACCGTCACCGATTGACTTCAGCCCGGTACCGTAACCGAAGTCGATGAACACCGCGTCAGCCTGATACTGGTCTTCAAAGTCAGCGATACGCTTTGCCATAATCAGATCGTCAGTGGTCTTGTTGCCGGTCCACAGCACCTTACTGTGCAGCCCCTGCCGCAGGTATATCACCGCGTCATCAACACCGGAGTATGCAGGGTCAACGCCGATTATCACCGGAGCATGTGCCACCTGCGCAGCAGTTACCACCCGTTTCATTGCCTCGTCAGTAAGACCGGTAGGGATAAACTGCAATTCAGATGCATCAGGGAATATGCCGCGCACACGGATTTTTACGAAGTCGCTGTCTTCCCCGTAGTCATCAACCCATTTCTGCAACTGCTGTTTGTTGGTGCCTTCCACCGTCCGGCTGTCAATCTGCGCAGTTTTCCAGCGGTGTTTATATTTGCGGAAACATTCGCGGAAACGTCCGGTATTACGCGTCGGGTTTCCGAACGCCACCCAGATAATCTCAGTGTCTTCGTCCGTTAGCGCACCCTCGGCAACTTCCCACACCAGATCCGCAATGTTCGACGCTTCATCGAATACCACGATGATGCGTTTGCGCTCGTTGTGTAGTCCGGCGAATGCCTCAGTGTTGTGCTCAGACCAGGGTATTGCGTCAGCTCGCCACCGCTTGTCGTGTCCAGGATCATTGCTGTACATCGCGGTAGCGGTACAGGTAAACCAGTCTTTCGTGATAGCAAGGTTCGACCACTTGATAATTTCCGGCCAGGTCTTCGTTCGTAGCTGGTTGTCGGTGTTGGCGGTCACCACGACCTTACAATCCTCGCAAGTGGACATGCCCCAGTTGATCAGCATTGAGATGAATGCGGATTTACCAATACCGTGACCAGAAGCGCGTGCCAGCATAAGCGGCTGATAGCGCGTCTCTGGATTCTGCAGGTGATCACGTATCTCTCGGAACGCATCAGCCTGCCACTGACGTGGGCCGGTGGCATGTGCCAGTTCAGTCCCCTCTTCCCCCCACGGGAACGCATAGAGGGCATAGCCAAGCGGATCGTGAGTGAACCCTGCAATATCCTCGATCAACTGCTCTTCAGGAGATAACGCTGTATCTGTCACTGATTACCATCCTGACGTTCTTTGAGTCGCTTCCTGGCTGCTGCTATGCGATCAGCAATTGTCACATTCACATTAACATCCAGACGTTCTTTGAACGCGTTGACATCAACATGCTTACCAATCAGCTCAAGGTTCTTCACCTTGTCAGGCCATTTAATTTTTTTGAGGATTGTCTCTATCGAATCCTCGTTCATGTTCATGATGGTCGATGACAGATCAAAGCCACTAAGCGTAGTGCGCCAGATTTTCGGCCACTCACGGATTGGTTTAAGGCTCCCATCGTCGTTGAGGATGTCGATCACGTCCATCTGGTCGATCTCCACCAGGCGCATGAGAACGTAATCAGCACTGACGCGCATTCGTTTGTTGCGCTCCTCCATCAACTCGGCAATCCGTTTTTGAATGCGTTCATCGCGCATCATGACACTGGCTTTAACTGCCGCTGTATTTGGGGAGAATCCTGCGTTAATCGCTGCCTGAGTCTGGTTTTCAGGCGTTTTGATGTATGACTGGCAATAAGCCTCCTGCATTGCTGTTAGTGGCTTAAATTGCGTTGATTTGCGTTTATAGGTTTTAGGTTCAGCAGGCATCATAACCACCGTGGTAATAGTTACCGTTGTGGTAATAGTACCATGCAAAATAAAGCCGCCATAGTTGGCGGCAGTATTCAAAACCCATCAAATTCATCATGCATAATCTACTCGTGACATGTCACACTATTAATTTCGTTTCATGCCAGCCTTTAGTCACCCAGCATTGCGAGTCACCATTACACGGGCATGAATTAACTGGAACTCTCTCGCCGCACTTACCGCAACATTTTCTGCTGATCGATTTTATACGCCCGCGCACGCGTGCATCATCCTGGCGGATCAGTAACGCTATATACTCACCAAATTCGTAAGGCGCACGCCCGGGGCGACGCGTGGCACAGTTACGCTCCAGCATTTCAATTTCCTGAGCATCAAGCACAATTTCCAGCTTACGCACACCAGATGCAGCTTGTCTGGCTCTCTGAGCGGCTTTGCGCTCTGCTGCTGATTTAGCCATCAATATTCACCTTTATCGCGTACACCTTTACCGGTTTATCGCCGAAGTGCGGATGTGTGATTGTCTTGATTTCATAGCCGCCATACGGAACGTCAATTCTGCGGCTGGAATCGTCACGCTTCGGATATCCCTTTGTGATAATCAGGCGGTCATACTCCCGGAACATAATTCGCTTATTCCAATAGTTATTACACAGGCGATACTCTTCCGTTTTCTCTCCTCGAATCATGGCATCGAAGTATTCACCTTTGACGGCAAGTTGAAGGTTAGCCACGGTTAACCTCCTGCGGAGTAGCCTTTACAAGCACTGGTGTAAATCCATCTTCATTAAGGTTATGAATATAGACTTCCGTTCTCCTGCGCTCTTCAGCGTTTAATATGGTTTCTGGATCATAAACCCATACTTTCATTCGACTATTCCATGAAGAAATCGCTTCAGATTTAGTTCGTTTTTCTGGTCCTTGGGCACCACATTTGCATGACACATAGCGCATTTTCCCTCTGATACTGAATGAGTATCCGATGTTAAGCACAGTGGAACCACAGAATGGGCAGCGATATAGATTCATAAATCATCAACCTTAGGCGCAGCTGAGACAGCAACATTCCAGAACTCAGAAAACATATTGTATGCACCAGATAGATTGGAAGTGGCATACCCTCCAAGCTCACTTCTAATCTGAACGGCTCTCATCATTTCCGGGGTTAACTCCTTCGGCACCATAACCCAACCATCCGGAGTTACCGGAGAGTTGCCAGCCAGTCTACGCAAAACAGCCTTAACAGCCTCAATACGGTCATCATCGCAACTTTCCAGCGTATCTATGCGGTCGAGCATGATGATTGCGTTATCAATATCAGGATTGCCGGTCCACTCATTACCGCGATTGGATTCGGCAGCCTGGTTGCCGTGTACTGTTTGATTCTCGGCTTTACCCAGTCTGTCGTCGCTGCATGAATGCCCTTCCAGCCAGGCCAGTGCTTGTCGCATGAAATACGCAATATGCTTGCCGTGGTAATCGTCTTCATCGATGTGAAAAGCGATACTGCGGATGTATTCAATTGCGTTTTCAATGGCCTCCGGCGTTATCGGCGTTGACATATTTTGATATTGGAGTGCCAAGACGCGGCTGGCATCCTCAACACCTTTAACTGCATCTGCGCAGTAGTTATAGCGATTGCATTCCACTAACTTTTGCTTTAGGTTTTCAATTGCTTGCGCGATATCAGCCTGTATTACCGGCGCTGGCGGTGCGGTATAAAACTTCGTCCCCAACGGCAACAACTTCATCGCTTTTTCTCCCTTAATGATGCGATAAGTTGATTTCCCGCCAAGGTCTACCGTTCCATCCATAACAAGGCCATATCGCTTCTCTGAAACTTCACCAATAGGCTCTGCTTCCAGCGATGCCTGTGCGATACGAAACACATTGGCAAGCAGGCTGTCTGTAGATTGGTTATCGTGCGCCGGGTCGCTCAGGAAACCAGTGATGAATGATTTAATTTCCGCGTTTTCTCTGGTAATAGTGGTCATTTGTTAATCCTTAAAACTTTATGCCCTGGCGCAAAAGCACGAGTTTTGTCTTTGCTTATTCGCCACCCGTCTTTACGGGCCTCTTTTGCACAACCAGACCATGACGTACCGATATACTCACCGAAGTCTGGCACTGGATATACACCTTCCGTACACTGGCGGCAGTCACAATAGAGATGCATGGTGTAACTTGCGGCAATAGCCATATCACTCTCCTTTAGTGCGCAAATGGTTTCTCCAGCGGTTTTGCGCCGCGCTGGACTTTTTGCAAAAACCACAATCCATCATCCCGTAATATTTCATCAACCCCATCCGTCGGTTGCTGAGTCTCACCCACTGCCAGACGCCAGGAGCGTTTCTACGAACTAACAGAATCTTTGCTTTACGGTTTTTCATCTTACTGCGTACCCTTTCTTCCGCCTGTTCTGTGACGCAGTAGGCTTACGCTTTGCGGCAAAAGCCACCTGACCAAATGGATGGAGTACCGCTATCTTATGGTTGCTAATAACCAGCTCCACCACACGCACAGGTCGCTGTAAAAAAAGTCGTTTTGCCTTACGGTTTTTCATCGCTTTGCTCTCCTGCGTCTCTTTGCTGCTCGTCGTGCCGCTGCAATACCGGTATGGCGGCGCTTTGGTGCCGGGATGATGTTGTCAGCCATCAGGACATGTGGCTTTGCAATTAGCGCAGAAGCCCAAAAACGAGTCGGGTACGGTAACAAGCCGATACATGCCGCACGCATTACTCACCTTCTTTGATGCGAATGCCTGCGGCAATTGAAGCCTGATAGTCAATTTCGCTCATGTCACATCACCCTGAATCCGTTGCATTTACGTAAAAAATCGCAGATATAGCCCTTAATTTTTTCGTGCCAATCTCGATCATTCCCATTGCACCAACCATCAGGTGGAGTCCAGTTTTCTATCAGAGCAGCCATTTTCTTTGCTTTCGCCGGAGTAGCTGTTGCGGTATCGCAGTAATGACGAGTGTCAACCAACGCATCCATACCATCGATATCAAGTACGCAAAACCATGTGTGATTCGGCATTTCAACAGATGGTATTTGTTGCCCACGTCGACGTTTATCAATAAGACATACAGTCATGGTTCCACCTTCTCTATTTGCTTAAGACCGTCTCTCACTGCATTAAGTACGCGTTCCAGATACTGGTATTTCGGGTTTGGTACCGTTGGCCAGTCGGCATACCACGGATCATCACCAAAGAGATTCAGTAGTTTGTTACCGACGCCGAAACAGCAGCAGCTTTCTTTTACGTCATCGGCGTTTTCCGCCTCGTCCCACATTTCGCGAGCCAGTACGGCGTCTATTTCTCTCTCTCTTCGTAACTTTATGATTTCTGACTTCACGAAAAGCAGATTTGCATCGTTGTCATCGTCGACAGTGCTTCGCAGTTGTGGGTCGAAATAGCCGATTAGATACTCGTTGCTGACCCGCTTAATGAACGTCTGCACATCATCACCGCCCATAGCAAACCAAGCCGCAGTCCACGCTTTTCCGTAGCAGGTGATGGTGATTCTTCCCTTACCGGGTTCGTAGTTTTCAATCATCACTCTAACCGGATCTAGTCGCTCTGCACCGGTTATAACGAATGACAACACATCAATCTTTTCAACCGTTACACTCACTGGCTGCCTCCTTTGCGAAGCTGTTCAGCAATACTTACGCATATCTCTGCGCCTCTAATCAGCCCCGGAACGTTCTTGTTTGGCCCAACTTCACCATCAACAAAATCAATCATCGCGTTACGAGCCATATCCACCCCCTGCGCCCGTACTTCAGACAGGAAAGAGTCGGTGGCTGGGGTGTCTGATTGCAGAGACTTTGCGCGATAGTCATTCCACCCTCTTGCATACATGGGATTAACTTGCACTCCATCTTTTACGCAATATGCCTGCCCTCCACGGTTGATAACCTTGATTTCGTCCATAGCGCCAGACTTCAGCCCCGCATTCTCCGCCGCCAGCGCTGAAAACTTCTCGTGTGCAAACTTAACAGCCGCATCAGCCTGCTTAATTGACTCAATCGCTTTCTGGTGGTCTTCGGCCAGCACATTAGCACGCACCAGTTGCACTTCCAGTTGCGTTGCCAAATCGCTGATCAGCTTTGCCACACTGCGCATATCAACGGCACCACATTCTGCTTTCAGTTCCGAAGCCATCTCATGCCCGGCGGAAACTAACCCTTTAATATTACTTTCCATCTTTACCCTCGCTTATCCACATAACTTATTGATTACATTGGTAACTAAAAAGATCGTCGATTCAGAACTCTTCGATTTTCCAGCCACCACCTGCTTTCTTTGGTTTAACCGTTACCCCGATGATTCGGAACGGATACTGATCTGCGGCGACTTTGATTTTCACCCTGGCGTCGTCGGTCCAGAAACCTTTCACTTCGTGCAGTTCCATCTCTCCGGTGGCGAGCATCACAGCGAAATCGGGCGTATAAAACGTGTTGTCAGCCAGCCGCAGCTTGATACCCTCGAACCGATACCAGGCGACTTCCCCTGCACGTTTACGCTGCTCAAGGTGCTGGCAATACGCAGATTCTGTTTTGTTCATCTGGCCTGTTTTGAGTCGACCAAGAGCCTGTATCTGTTTTCTCATGATTTACCTCTAAGGTAATTAAAAACCACATAAGACACGAAATCAATAGATTTTAGAATATTTTATTACCTAACAGGTAATTGTCGAGGCGTAAAAAAATGCGCTATCGCGCTGGTATTACTTGATAAATCCTGCCGCCTTTCCTCGCCTGTATTCCTCCATCAGCCACTGCGCCGGTGTTATTCCACCAAGGGTGGCGGCGTTAGGCATGCACCCGAAACTTCGCCCTGGTGGATGGTAAACGTCTCTCCCTGTGTCCGGAGGTGTACTCATGGGTTCTGGCTTTGCCTGTATGCTGATCACCGGATCGGGTATCTGCTGTCCGGAAGCCACCTTTTTCGCCCAATCATCGAGCAGCTTGCGCGCGTGTTTCTCAACCTCAATCTCGCTAAGCTGGCGCTGATACATTGCACGGCGGGTATCACATACGACCCAGTACATAACCGGATGTCGCCACGGGAATCTTTCGGGACCACCAGGATATAAACTTTTTTCCTTGCTGTACCGGTTAAACTCCGCCATCACATCGTCAATGGTGACGCCAAGAACCATCTTGCTGTCTTTACACCACTTGATGAATTGCCCAGGCGACGGCCAGAACGGAGATTCACTGGCGCGGGCGTGGCGCATACCAGCAGAAACCTGTTCACGGGTTCGGATCCCCCCTTCGGCAAACGCAGCAATCCACTGCTGTTTTGCAGCAACTTCCTGCTCTGGCGTCTTCAGGTTGGTTACCACTGCCGCCGGAAACAGTTGTTTCAGCTGTTTGAAAAGGGCATCAACAAGCCTCTCTGCTGACATGTTCACCACGTTATCATTGTTGGTGTACTGATGCTCATAACCTGACATGCGAGAAAGGGCTTCTCCGTCACGGTTTTGTATCGCGGTAAAAACGTTGTTCACAAGAAATCCTCCCATGCTTCAGGGCTGTTCCAGTGCGGAACGTTGTTATCAGGTAATGTTGATTGCTTCTGTCTGCTAATCTGCAGCCTCCTTGCCAGCTTCTGCTCCCACTGTGCCTGATGGTATGCCTTACCCTCAGCCATCCAGTAAATTCTGAACTCTGCAAGTTCCTGTGCCGTTGGCAGACTGTCCAGGTAGATCCCCTGCAATGAGCTTTTCCGAAGAAAGTCATCTGATGGTTGCCATTGTTCATGCATGACAAATTTGCCTAATTGCCCTGGCCAACCAGGAGGAACAAAGTTATTCATCACGGCGTTGTTTGCGCCGGGGTCATGAGGCACAGAATCCCCGCTTTTTGTCCTGCTCTCCCTCTCTTGGTTAAATGACTGGTTATATGACTGGTTCTGGATCCCGTTTTTGGGATCATTCAACATCCCGTTTTTGGGATCATTCAACATCCCGTTTTTGGGTATATTCCCGTTTTCGGTAACATTACCGTTTTCGGGTTCATTACCCCCTTCCCGGTTGCCTTTAATGTTCCCGTTTTTGGTTATATTAAGAGAGAAAACCCGCACTCTTTTTGTCGCTCCCTTTCTATCTCCGGTATCTGAAATAAGCCCCATTTTCATGAGCGATATAAGCCCGGCCTGCACGGTTTTTTTATTCAGGCAAGTGTCTTTAACGAGGCGTTCTATGCTGGGGTAGCAGAGGTTATATTCATCGGCTCTGTCAGCCATCGAGAGCAGTATGAGCTTTAATGATGAGCTACCTGGATCTGTCTCCCAGGCCCAATCTGTTGCATGTCTGCTCATGATTAATCTCCGCTATCAGCTTGAGTGTTGTGGGGAGGAATTAATCATGATCTGCTTAATCTCTGCCCTGATGCGACGGTTTGATTCCATGGTGCACTCAACACAGTGTCCGTTGTAAACCCAGCGTTCACTGTCATGTCCGTGCTTACATGGTTTTCCGGTGTAGTAGCGTTTAAGTCCGCGCTTTGCGGCATCAATACGTGTAATGATTTCCATGGTAAGCCCTGTTATTAGTATTGGGATTACGGTTATTTTGTGCTGACACAAAAAAAAAGATCAACCATATTTGGTTTTTTATTACCTTTGAGGTACGAATAGATATGAAAAGACCGCCGGATGGCGGTCTACAGAGGGTTGTGGCTGGATATCATGAGTAGAAGAAGTATGCCAGTTCTGCTTTTGAGCGCAGCCATTGTCTTGATTTACAGGCTTTAAAAAGCCCATCCATCAATACCTTACCTGGCATTTTGCGCTTACCTGTTAAGTGAGTCTGGATATAGTGACTCGTCGTTCCGGCTTCCTGTGCGAAGGCTTCACGCTCATCCGGAGTAAGTGCAAGCCAGTGCTTTTTGAAATCGAAATGTCCGTTATCGCTCATAGCTATTGCCTGATATTTATTTCAGATAATAAATATTCACCTATAAGGTAACAAAAATCAAGGATAGTTACCCATGAGGTGCATTTACCTGTTGGGTAATATTGCTTTAAATTGAATCATCTTCTGATTCAGATATGAGGCGATTTTCCAGAAAATGAAAAGTATCCAGGACGTCCGCAGGCAAAATCTCAACGACTTGATCGACCGTGAATTCAATGGTGTTCAGACGCGGATGGCAGAAAAACTTGGAACTCAGGCAAATCTGGTAAACCGCTGGGCTCTTGGCAAGAAGGTTATCGGCGACCAGGTTGCGCGAAAAATCGAAGCTGCCGCCAATAAACCCCGTAACTGGCTTGATATCGATCGCTCGCTTTCTCAGGAAGGTTTTCAGCCTGTCGGACCAAGCGACATTGGTCAACTGGCGGCTCACAACCTGGAACGCTGGATGAGCGAAAGCCGCGACCTTTCAACACAGGGAAAACTTCACCGCGCATCTGGCGTCTCCCAGGTGACAATCAGCCGCCTGTTAAACAATGAGGTCAGCGTTTCCATTTCCACCCTGGAGAATGTTGCATCCGCATTCGGGCGTCACGGCTATGAATTACTGATTCACCCGCACGACCCTGCGACCATCAACTATGACCGCTCGCGCTACGCATTGTTACCCGAAACCGAGAAAGCAAAGATCGAAAGTTACATTGAATTTGTCATCAACCAGAACGAAAAAAACAAACAATAAAATCATATTTTTCAGTAAGTAAGCCGCCTTCTGGCGGCTTTTTTATTGCCTGTTTGATTACCTAAAGGGTAATTTTTTTAACTCATATCTATTGACACCAAACCAAATACGCATAATCATTACCTCAACGGTAACAAGCCGAGGTAACAAATTATGCAGTGGAAAATCATCAACGGTTGGTGCTGCGTTACTGCATGCGGATTCATGAGCTGGAAGTTCCGCACCTTACAGGAAGGCATTAAGTGGGCTTTCGTCAGCAAAGAAGCTCGCGATGTAGCCAACGATAACGAGATATGGGAGGGCTGATAATGAACGTTAATCAGCAGAAAAATCTTCAAAAAATCATGCTGGCATTCGACAAGGACTACCGCCTGTCAGAACAGCTATATGACCGACAAGTTGAACTGATCGAGAGCATCCGGCTTCATCAACTAGCCTCAACTTTCGACGCTGTAACAGGTAAAGGCGTTCGCCAGGAAGTACTGGAGGCCGCTAAAGACAGTCCAGAGTTCGAAGAACTGATGGATTCCTACCGGCGCGAGGCAATGGCAATTATCGCCCGCTGGGATCTGGCTGATCAGCTTGATGGACAGAGGGACGCGGCATGATGCGGAACGCTGGAATCATGGATAGAACAAAATACATCGGAGGAAGCGATGTTGCAGGGATTCTTGGAATTAGCCCATGGCGCACACCGCTTGAGGTTTATCTGGATAAGGTACAGCCACGTGTCAAACCAGTAGACCCAAGCAAGCAGAAAGTTTTCACGCGTGGCCAGCGTATGGAGCCATACGTAATAGACCTGCTTTCTGAGGAAACAGGGATGGAAATCGTTCATCGCGGAAACCGCTATATCCACCGTGATTACGATTTTATTGCAGCTGAGATCGATGCAGAAGCAGCGTCAGGCGAGAACATTGAGATCAAAACAGTTAGTCCGTTCAAAGCCAAAGAATGGGGAGAAATCCAGACAGATGCAATTCCTGTGCATTACACGGCCCAGGCCATGCACGGGTTGATGGTTACAAACAAACAGGTATGCGTTTTCGGTGTGCTTATCGGTGGCGACGACTTCCGAATCTATCGGGTTGAGCGTGATGAAGAAACTATCCAGGCAATCTTAGAAAAAGAAATCGCTTTCTGGGACCGAGTGAAAAATCTTAACCCGCCGGAAGCTACCAGCGTAAGCGATATATCGCTGATGTTTGAGAAAGATGCCGGGACAAGTATCGAGGCTGACGGAAAGGCACTCGCACTATTCAACGATCTACGAGACATGAAGTCACGCAGAAAATCACTGGAAGAAGAAATAGCTATATCAGAAGAGAAGCTGAAGATGTACATGCAAGAGCACTCAGTCCTGACCCTGGACGGAAAGCCGCTCTGCACATGGAAATCTCAGATCAGCAACAGATTCGACCAGAAGCTATTCCAGTCAGTACACCCTGAGTTATTCGAAAAATTCAAAACAACAACGACACAACGCGTCTTCAGAATGAAGTAAGGAGAAAAAATGTCTATCAATGCACTTAAGGCAGCGGCTACCGGTAACCAAGTTGCACATCATAATGAGAAACCAACAACTCTGGCCGGACTTCTGGCAGACCCAAAAATTAAAGCTCAGATGGCTTTGGCACTTCCAAAGCACATGACAGCAGACCGTCTGGCGCGCATAGCAACCACAGAGATCCGAAAGGTTCCAAAACTTGCATCATGCGACCAAGCCAGCTTCCTGGGGGCAATTATGCAATGTGCCCAATTGGGTCTTGAACCAGGCGGAGCTCTTGGACACGCTTACCTGATACCGTTCGACAAACGCCAGAAAGTAAATGGAAGATGGGAAACCGTATCTACAGAAGCACAGCTGATTATCGGCTATCGCGGAATGATTGACCTTGCCCGCCGCTCTGGGCAGATCCTGAGTATCTCGGCTCGTACCGTACATACAAACGACAAATTCAGCTACTCATACGGCCTGGAAGAAACGCTCGAGCATTTACCTTGCGAAACAGGTGACCGAGGAGAATTAACGCACGTTTACGCCGTTGCACGACTGAAAGATGGCGGAGTCCAATTTGAAGTTATGAGCCGGGCAGACATTGAGAAAGTTCGTGCACTGAGCAAAGCCGGTAGCAGTGGCCCATGGGTTGATCACTTCGATGAGATGGCTAAAAAAACAGTAATTCGCCGACTATTCAAATATCTTCCTGTTTCTATTGAAATGCAGAAGGCTGTTGTTATGGATGAGCGCGCTGAAGCTGGACTTAGCCAAGATAACGCAGCTGTTATCACTGGTGAATATTCCGTAGTTGACGATGAGCGTCAACACCTGTCGCCAATTTCAGATTCAGAACGAGAAGAAGCTCGAGAATATATCATCGCGATACTTAATAGCCTGGATCCATCTGCTGAAGATGCAAAAACGATGTTCAAGCGCGCTGAAAATGAGATTAACACCATGGCTGAAAAGCTCGGTGATGAATATCACCAAAAATTCATGATGACGCTTAACGATATGCGTCCAGAATTCGAGTAACCACCACCGCGGCGCCACACGCGCCGCACTGCAACCAAGAGAGGTATTTATGAAAGGTGCATTAGGTAAGAAGGAACTCCTGGCGGTGGTGCCACTGTCATGGAGCACTATCGATCGTATGGAGCGCGCAGGGGAATTTCCTAAACGCTGGTATATCACCGATAAACGCTGCGCATGGAACCGTGATGAAGTTGAGCGTTGGCTTGATGAACGTCAGGCAGCAAGTCCGGAAGAGTTCCAGGGTAAAAAACCTCCTGTTCAGCAACGTGTATATCGTCCCGTGAGCAACGCGGCATGAGTGTGCTGCTAAGGCACTGGAGCAAATGGTCAGGATGGTACTTATTCCTGGCCTCTGTTTCAGCATGGCTTTATCTGCTGGCATTAATTTTCAGAGAGGGTTGGATTAAGTGAGAAAGTTAAGCCGACTTGAAAAATATCACATGAACAAGGTTTCAATGCGCAGCCCTTCAAAGGTTGTTGCCGTTACTCCTGCGGCGATAGAGATCGAAAAACGCGCGATTGAAAGAGAGAAAAAAGGGCAGTTCCGCATTGCCGCCCACCTTTGGCTTCAGTGTATGGATGTTGCTTCTGGTGATGTTGAGCGTGCAAGGATCGCGGTTCGCAGGGACCAATGTATCACAAAAGGTAACGGCCTTCGCCGTGGCGACTATAGCGGCATAGGATGTTGCGGGGTGGTTTATGACTAAGAAATACACACTAATCTATGCAGATCCACCCTGGGTATACCGGGACAAAGCCGCAGATGGTAATCGCGGTGCCGGTTTTAAATATCCGGTTATGAGTGTGCTGGATATCTGCCGCCTTCCTGTGTGGGATTTGGCCGATGAAAACTGTCTGTTGGCCATGTGGTGGGTGCCAACACAACCACTCGAAGCACTAAAAGTTGTTGAAGCCTGGGGATTCCGTCTGATGACCATGAAGGGCTTCACGTGGATAAAATGTGGTAGTCGACAACCAGATAAACTGGTTATGGGTATGGGACACATGACTCGCGCCAATAGTGAAGATTGCCTGTTTGCAGTAAAGGGAAAACTACCTCCGCGCATTAATGCAGGGATCGTTCAGTCATTTACCGCACCGCGGCTTGAGCATTCAAGAAAACCAGATGTCGTTCGTGAAAAACTTGTGCAATTGTTAGGCGATGTTTCTCGCATTGAACTGTTCGCCCGCCAGTCGTCTCATGGCTTCGATGTTTGGGGTAATCAGTGCGAAGACCCGGCAGTGCAACTACACCCTGGATACGAGTTGGATATTGGCGGATTAACAAATGCATTCAGCAATGCTCCGGTGTCACCAATAGACAACCAGGGGCGGGAGCGTGCAGCATGAACCTATATCAACGCATCAATGGCGCTGACTGGTGCAATATCTTCGTCGTCGGCGATCTGCATGGGTGCTACACGCTGCTGATGAACGAACTCGACAAAGTTTCATTCGACCCGGCGCGCGATTTACTTATTTCCGTTGGTGACCTTGTTGACCGCGGCGCTGAAAACGTCGAATGCCTGGATTTGATTACTATGCCGTGGTTCCGAGCTGTTCGTGGCAACCATGAGCAGATGATGCTGGATGCACTGGTCAACGGCGGAAGTTTCGGACATTGGATGTCAAACGGCGGTGGATGGTGGCACCAACTTGATTCTGAGCAGGATGTGCAACTCAAATACCTTCTGCCAAAGATTACCAACCTCCCGATGATTATCGAACTGGTTACCGGCAATAAGAAGGTCGTCATCTGTCACGCAGACTACCCGCACAACGAATACGCATTCGATAAGCCAGTACCAGAAGAAATGGTGATATGGAATCGTGAACGGGTTAGCGACGCGCAGGACGGTATTGTCTCGGAGATAACCGGTGCCGATTTGTTCATCTTCGGTCATACGCCAGCACATCACCCACTGGTGTATGCAAACCAGATGTACATCGACACCGGCGCAGTGTTCTGCGGAAATCTGACGCTTACCAAAGTCCAGGAAGGATAG